GAAGCAACCGCTACGGATGAACAACCAAAGGAGCAACAAGTGTCAGAAGTAACTTCTGAAGCCCCTATCGCCACCGAAGCGGTAGAAGCGGCTCAAGCACCAGTTGTAACAGCATCAACATACATGGCATACACAAAGCCACGCGTTGACACAAATGTTACAGCAGGTCAATATGTAAATGCACAAGTTCGTGCAATTCAAGGTGATACAGATGCACGCGATTTAATTGCTGCATTACAAATTGCAACAACAACTGAAAATACAGGAATGGTTCCACCAAACTATCTTCGTGATGTTATTGGTGTAATTGATTCATCTCGCCCGTTTATTGATTCAATTGAGCGCGCACCACTCCCAGCAACAGGAATGAAGATTTTCACTCCAGTTCTAGGTGCCCAAGCAATTGTTGGACAAACTGCTGAAGGTGTAGAGGCTGCATCACAAGATACAGCAGTTACCTATCAGGAAGATTCAGTAGTTAAATTTTTTGGCGCCAACCGAGTCAATGTTGAGTTGTTAGATCGTAGCGACCCATCATTCTTGGATTTATTAGTTCGTGAGTTAGCAGCATCTTATGCACAAAAGACAGATGCTTATGCTTCAAACATTGCAGCACATAACTCAGCAGCATCAACAGGATCATCAATTTACAAAGCAATTGCTGATGGAATTGCAGATTCCTACAATGTAATGCGCTTTACACCAAACCGTCTATTAGTTGCTCCAGGATCAGGAATCAATGGAATTGATTTTGCTGGATTACTAGGTGCAGTTGATGGTTCAAACCGCCCATTATTTGCTGCAGCAGCGCCACAAAATGCTGCTGGTTTAATGACTCAGGGCAGCACAAATGGAACAGTTGCTGGTCTTTCACTAGTAGTTGATCCTAACTATACTGGTAATAACTCAGGCGATAAGTATGCTCTGGTTTATCCATCAGCAGCCATGAGATTCCACGAGAGCGCACAATTTGAATTGCGTGCCAATATCGTGCCAAATGGACAGGTTGAAATCGGTCTATACGGATATGTTGCAGTAGTTAATCGCTACCCAACAGCATTCCGTTATTTGTCAGTAGCGTAATTTAATTGAGTGCCTGGGGTTGCTCCCGATCTCAGGCATCCTTTAAAGGGAGATTAGAGAGGAACTTATGCCGTCAATAATTACCGCAGCGAATTTGCGTTCCGTGTTGGGCGTAAGTTCTTCTCTTTATGATGACACTTATTTAAATGGAATTATAGATGCAAGCGAGCAGGTCATTTTGCCAATGCTTGTTTCATACAAATCTTTTATTCAAAAAACAGAATTAAATGATAATGTCGCCATATTTACAACAGTTGGAATTCATGAATTTACTGAAGGACAATCGGTTGTAATTACAGGATGCGGAACACCATACAATGGCACAAGAACAATTTTGGCAGATAACCTTGGCCAATTTACATTTAGTGCAGCAATTACTAACGCCGATATTCTTGAGGCCAATGTGATCCCGTCTGGCGTTGCCACCCTTTCAAACGCAGCAACTTATGTGGGCAATCAATCAGTTATTGCAGCAGTTTATGCAGTTGCAGTCGAAGTCTTCCAAGCAAGAATTGCAGCAGGCGGACAAATCGAAGGTGTTGATTTTACCAGTACGCCATTCAGGATGGGCCGCAATCTCTGGAACAAATGCGTAGGGTTATTAGGCAGTTACATTGACACTGAAACAATGGCGCAATAATGCCAGCATCAACAATTCTTTCAGCAGTTAGACAACCTCTTGCAACTGCCTTTTCTGCATTGTCAGCCAATGTTTATAATCATGTTCCTGAAGCGCCACAAACCCCAGCAATCGTTTTTGTTCCTGCATCACCGTATTTGGAATTAGATACAATTGGCAAACAAACAATTCGTGCAAGAGTAAATTTAACAATAACCGCAGCAGTTGCTTATCATTCAAACCCTGCATCACTTGATAACATAGAGCAACTCATTATGAGCATTCTGGCAGTTATCCCTTCAGGATATGTTGTCGGATCGGTCGAAAGACCAACAGTTACACAAGTTGGCGCATCAACAATGTTGATCGCTGATATAAATGTTTCAACCTACTACACCCAAACAACCTAAAGGAGCGAAATGGCTACCACCGTAATAACTGGTCGGGATGTTACCTTCACAATCGGCGGTAACACTTTCGACGCACAAGCAACAAGTGCAACATTGACTGGCGAAATGAACCGTCAGACTTATGAAACACTGGATGGCAAGGCATACAAAGTAATTGATAACAACTTCACCCTAGCCGTGGAGATGCTAGCCGACTGGGGCGCAACTGGATCACTATGTGAGATTCTATGGGGCGTTTCAGAGTCAGCACCAGATACAGGAATTAACACCGTATTTACTGCAGCATCAGGCGCAGTCTTTACATTCCAGGTTCTACCATCATGGCCATCAGCAGGTGGAACTGCACCAGATGCTCAAACAGTATCTTTAACATTCCAAGTTATTGGAGTGCCAGCAGAGTCATTTAGTTAATAAATAGAAACGGGAGCAACTAATGAAACTACCAATCACAATTGAATACAACTCAGGCGAGCAAGCAACTTATGTAGCCCAACCGCCTGAGTGGGCAAAATGGGAAAAGCAGACGGGAAACATAATTGGCCAGGCTCAAGAAAAAATGGGCATTAGTGATCTTATGTTCCTTGCTTATCATGCACATAAGCGCGAGGCAGGTGGCAAACCAGTCAAACCCTATGATGCCTGGTGCGAAACAGTTACTGATGTAATTGTTGGTGATGCAGACCCAAAAGCCACCCAGCAGGAAGCCTAAATCGTTTATTGATTCAGTTGGCAATTGCCACACAAATCCCAATGAGCGAATGGACTGAAGCCGAAGACATATTGACCGCAATTGAAATTCTAAAGGAGAGAACCAATGACTGATCCAGTAATTGTTTATGATCCTAAAGAGTTACGCCAGTTTTCAAAAGTAATTCGAAACATGGGCGAAATTGCACAAAAGGAAACTGCAAGACGCGTTGGTGCAATTGCAGAACGAACTTTAAAAGAAATTCGCAATGTTGCGGCAGGTCGTGGCAAGGCTGCTGACCGAATTGCCCAAGGCGGTAAAGTTAGCAAGACTTCAGTTTTAGGTGAGATCAAATTTGGTTTTGCAAGTCAAAAGTTTTCAGGCGGTGCAACAACTCAATTTAATACAAGGAACGAAGCGCCAGGACAAAGAGTTGGAATTGGCGCAGCCCATGAGTTTGGATCAAAGGCTTATCCTCAATTTCCAAGATGGTCTGGCCCAATGCCTAAAGGACCAGGTTCACGCGGTTGGTTTATTTATCCAACATTAAGGCACTTGCAACCTTCAGTCATTAAAGAATTTGAAGATGTTATCATTGACATAAAGAAGGAATTTGACAATGGCTAGAACCTTAACCGTAGCACTCGCCGCCGACATTGATGGCTTGCGTAATGGCCTAAAAGATGCCGAAAAGGTAGTTGCCAATTCTCAGCAACAAATCTCTGATTTTGGCAAGAAGGCTGCATTGGCGTTTGCTGCTGCTGGCGCTGCTGCTGGCGCGTTTGCTGCATCAGCCGTTAAAGCCGCAGCCGCAGATGAAGTCAGCCGTAAAAGACTTGAAGAAACAATTCGATCATCAACCAATGCAACTGAGGCACAAATCAAAAGCATTGATCAATACATTACGAAGCAATCAATTGCTACTGCAACAACAGATGATCAACTTCGGCCAGCCTTATCCCGTTTAATTAGATCAACCAATGATGTTACAAAAGCCCAGGAATTATTAAATTTATCTCAAGAAATTGCGGCTGCAACAGGCAAACCTCTTGAAGCGGTTGCAACTGCATTAGCCAAAAGTTTTGATGGACAAAAGGCTGCACTTGGTAGATTAGGCCTTGGTTTAGATGCCACAACATTAAAGACCAAATCCCATGATGAAATTATGCAGATTTTGTCTGGAACTTATAAAGGATTTATCGAAAACGAAGGCGACAATTTTGAATTCAAAATGAGGCAGATCACTATTGCCTTAGATGAAACAAAAGAAGAAATTGGTTATGCCTTATTGCCAATTATGAAACAGTTTGCAGATTATGTTTTGGCAACAGTTGTTCCAAACATTCAAGCATTGGCTGCTGGATTAACTGGTAAAGATAGCGTTACAAGTGGCGTTACTGCTGCAACTAAAGGCGCTTATGAATTTGGTCAACAATTGAAATCAACAATAAGTTTTGTTATAAGCATTAAAGACGAATTGATTGCGTTGGGTGGAATTATTGCGACAGTATTTGTTGCGAACAAAGTCATTGCATTCGTTACTGCAATTGGAACATTAGTTACTGCAATGAAGACATTGAGAACTGCCGCAGCAGGTGCAGGTGTTGCAACCGCATTCGCAACTGGTGGCGTTTCAGTAGGTGCAGCAGCCGCAGCATTATCCGCCGTTGCCGTTACTTATGGATTGTCAAAGTTTGCAGCAGGTGGGGATGAAGAAACTGGTGGATTTGGTGGCGGTGGGTTTAGTCAATTAAGTAGTTTAGGATCAGTTGCTGGCGGTGCTGGCGGCGGGTTTGCAGGCGGCGGGTTTGCAGGCGGTGGATTTGGTGGAGCAGGCGGTGGCGGTGGCGGTGGTGGCATTGGCACAACAGCAGCAGGTGCAACTAGCCTTAAGAATCTTGCAGATCGTTTAACTGGCATTCAAGATCAATTTAGTGAATTGACATTCCAAGTTGCAACCGAAGGCATCAGCAGAAAATCTGCTCAAGCACAATTTGATAAGTTAACTGCTGAATTTAGAGTTTTAGAAAAACAGGCAGAAAACTTAACTGCTCAACAAAGAGCAACTGATTCAAGAGATTTGGCTGCTGCTCAAGGAACTAACATTTATATCTCAGGCGCAGTCATTGATCCTGAAGGATTAAACAGAGTTTTAAATGATATCCAAACCCAATCTGATGCGCGTGGAACTAGCCAATGGGATCGATTTAAATAAATCATGACCGTATTCACTCCCGATTGGAAATTGACCGTAAATGGGGTTGATTACACAAACATAACCCTGGCTCAATTAAGCCACAATGCAGGCCGTCAGGATATTTATAATCAACCAGTTGCTTCTTACTTACAAGTTACGCTTGTTGCTTTAAATAATCAAACATATAATTTTGACATAAATGACGGTATTGCATTACAAGTTAAAAATTCTACAAATGCTTATGTAAGTTTATTTGGTGGAAACATAACTGATTTAACAGTTGAGGTTGGCAATGCTGGAGCAGCAGGAACTGAGATTCGTTATAACATCATTGCAGTAGGTGCCTTGGCTAAACTACAAAAAACAATAACTGATGGTGTTTTATCACAAGATGAAGACGGCAACCAGATTTTAGATTTGTTGGATGATTTACTTTTAGATTCATGGAATGAAGTGCCAGCAGGCGAAATTTGGTCAGGCTATGATCCAACAACAACTTGGGAAAATGCTGGCAATGCTGGACTTGGTGAGATTGATACGCCAGGACTTTACACAATGGAAAACCGTGCATCTAGTCCAGATACCATTTTTAACATAGCGGCATTGATTGCCAATTCAGCGTTTGGTGTAATTGGTGAGGATAACCAAGGCCGAATCTTTTATGCTGATGCAGACCACCGCCAAAACTATCTTTTAAATAATGGCTACATTCAACTAGATGCTGGGCACGCCATTGGCCGAGGATTAAAAACAACAACCAGGTCTGGCGACATTCGTAATGACATTTATATTAATTACGGCAATAACTTTAATTCTCAAGAAACTGCCAGCGACGCAACCTCAATTGCAACTTATGGCTATAAGGCTGAAACCATCAATTCAACTATTCATTCAGCCGTGGATGCTCAAGCCGTTGCAGATCGATATATTGCTCAAAGGGCTTACCCTCAACCAGCCTTCGACACAATAACCTTCCCATTGACAAATTCCGAAATTGATGATGCAGACCGTGATGCCTTGCTCGGTGTCTTTATGGGAATGCCAGTTCATTTAATTAACTTGCCAACTCAGATTTCAAGCGGTGAGTTTGAGGGTTATGTTGAGGGCTGGTCCTGGTCAGTCAGTTTTAATCAACTTTACATTACATTGAATTTGTCGCCTACGGCTTATAGCCAGGTAGCAATGAGATGGAACACCGTGCCCGTAACTGAGGCATGGAACACTTTAAGCCCAACTTTGACATGGGAATACGCTACAATCGTAGCCTGAGTATAGGAGAATAATGGCCAATCCAACCACTAACTATTCGTTTGCAATGCCGACGAATACCGATCTTGTAAAAGATTTACCTGCCGATTTCGAAATCTTTGGTCAGGCAGTTGATACACAAATGAAAACAAATGCTGATGCAGCAATTGCTAAAACTATTGTTGATGCTAAAGGCGATTTAATAGTTGCGACCGCAGCAGACACAGTTGCTAGATTAGCAAGTTCAGCATCTAATGGAGATTTATTAACAGTTGATACATCAACAGCAAGTGGATTAAAATGGGCTGCTCCTTCAAGTGGTGGTGGCATGACTTTAATTTCAACCACTACTTTAACAGGTGCAACAGTAACACTTTCATCTATACCAGCAACATATAATCATTTACAATTAATTATTAGAAATTATAAGCCAGCAGTAGATAATCAAAATTTATTAATTAGATTCAATAATGATAGTAATGCTAACAGACACGCGCAAACTGCAGCAGATGCCTTGAATGTTAATTTTGCTGATACAAGTACTCTTGCAATTCAAAGTCAAGACGATACTGATTCACAATCATTAGGAATTATTGATTTTTACGATTATGCAAATACTACAACTTGGAAATTTTTTGATACAAGTGTTATAACAAATAATGCAACAACCAGTACCAATGTTAATCTTTTTAGATGGCGCGGTATTTATAATCAAACAACTGCCATTTCTTCATTAGTTTTATTAAATAGCAATGGAAATAATTTTACATCAGGAACAGCCTTACTTTACGGAGTTAAATAATGACTAAATCAAAACCACAAGTAAAAATTGTTAATTGCGAAACTGGCGAGGAAATTGTCAGAGATGCAACTGCTGAGGAAATTGCTCAAATACAATTAGATGCTGACAATGCCGCATTAAAAAAAGCCGAAGCCGAAGCAAAAGAAGCAGCACGCCAAGCAATTCTTGATCGCTTGGGATTAACTGCTGACGAAGCAAAATTGTTACTTGGCTAATGAAGCCTTGGTTATCGCAAGCAGCCGTTCAATTTAGAAAACAAGTTGATGACTGCTACCCCGACAGGAATCGTAAAAGTGATGGATGGCTGGCTTCTCTGGAGCATAGAATGCGATCAGCCAAGTCAGACCATAACCCAGATACCAAAACAGGATGCGTTAGGGCAGTTGACATTACTGCTCGGTTATCTGACGACAAAAGGATTCCAGAGTATTTGGCAGATCAAATTAGACTCTATGGGAAATCTCAAGGGCGCATTAGTTATGTAATATTTAATGGCCGTATTGCTTCATCCATTCTTGGATGGCGCTGGCGTAAATACAAGGGTGCGTCAAAACACACGCATCACTTGCATATTAGTTTTAAGAAAGATCAAGACACTAACTCAGCCGAGTTTGATATACCACTACTGAAAGGCAACGAATGAAACTAACCAAAAAACAAAAGGCAATTCTTAAATCTTACTTCCGTGGAGTTCTTGTTTCATTTTTGACATTCTTGGCAAGTAATGAATTAGGACTTGATCCAGTTATATCAGTAGCAATTGCTGCATTCGCTGGTCCAGCAGCCAAGGCCCTGGATAAGTCAGAATCAGAATATGGCATTGGATCGAATGAAAAATGACACCAACAGAATGGGCTTCCTTTGGCGCTGGCGTTTGCGCCGTGCTAACAACCGTATTTATTGGTTTGAGATTCCTGGTTAAAGGCTGGTTAAACGAACTAAGACCAAACGGTGGTTCTTCAATGAAGGATCAGTTAAATCGCTTAGAACAGCGTGTTGATGATTTATTTACAATTATAAGTAAGTCATAATTTAAACATGGCGAACACACGGAAAACAAGAAAACGGACTAAGGTCAATCGTCGTCGCGTTCGCCAAACTGTTGAGCCTTTAACAAAACTTGATCAATGGTATATTGCCAAGCACGAGATGTTTAGGGCAGCACGAAAGGCTGGATTTTCAGAATCAGTTGCGCTTTATTTAATGGATAGCCCTGATTCAATGCCAGACTGGATTGTCGGAGATGGTGGAATCATTCCAAGTATTCCAACTCCAGATGAGGAAGAAGATTAAAGCGAACCGTCGTTACCTCGTGGTCCCAGATTTACAAATTCCACTACACCATCCCAAGGCCGTGTCCAACTTGATTAAAATGGCCAAGCATGAAAAGTTTGATTTTGTTTTAAACACTGGAGATGAACTTGATTTCACCAGTCAATCGCGTTGGGTAAAAGGAACCAAAACCGAGTTTGCAGAAACCTTGCATGAAGAACGGGCAATGGCCCAGGATATTCTGTTTGATTTAGGAACTACCGATATTGTCAGGTCCAACCATACTGATCGTTTATACACAACATTACTTAAAGGCGCTCCAAGCCTTATTGGATTGCCAGAATTGACCTATGAGCGGTTTATGGATTTTAGTTCATTAGGCATTCGATTCCACCGTAGAGGTTACCAATTCGAAAAGAACTGGTTTTTGGCCCATGGCGACGAAGGCAACATGTCTAAACATGCAGGCATAACAGGCCTCAATTTGGCCAAGAAATGGAATTTAAACACCGTTTGCGGGCATTCCCATAGGCAGGGGGCAGTAAGGCACCAAACTGGCTTAAACGGCCGTTATTCGACGATTTGGGGCATAGAGGCTGGCCATTTAATGGATCAGAAAAACAAAGCGAGTTACCTAAAATATGCCTCGGGCGACTGGAACATGGGTTTTGTGGTTCTAAGTTTTGGTAAGGCTGGCCATCAGGTTGAGTTGATTCCAGTTAATCATGACGGTTCATTTAGATACAATAAAAGGTCTTATGGGGCGTGAAACAGATTATCAGCCCAGGACGATTGATGATCATATCGATAATTTTGAGGATATATTCGTTATCTAATCGTTATAAAACACGCCGATAAATTTATTGTGCAGGTAATTGACAACTGCAATAGTTAACCCATCAGCAGGTGAAGGGCCTGCGGATAGGGAGCAAAATGTTACAAACAACAGATACAAGGCAGGCAGCAATTGACTTGGCCGATCGTGGTTGGTCAGTTATGCCATTGTTGCCAAACAGTAAAGAACCGCATTTTGACTTATGTCGTCGTGCGTATCTATCAGCAACCACTGACAAAAAACTAATCAATTTCTGGTTTGATTTTGATGCCAACATAAATCTGGGCATTGGATGTTACCAATCAGGATTGGTTGTTTTTGATATTGACTACCGCAACGGTGGTGAATTGTTATCAATCTTCAAGCCAACTTATACGGTCCAAACTGGTGATGGTTTGCACTTGTATTACAAAGCCAATCCAACTGATGTCTTTAAAGGTAAATTGATTGATGGCATTGATATTAAATGGAAAGGTTATGTTGCAACTGCACCATCAATTCATCCGTCAGGTGCAAGATATACAGTAATGGATGATAGAGAGCCTATTGTCCTACCAAATGCAGTAAGGGAGCAAGTATGGAAACGCTAGGAATATGGATGATCATTGGCGGCATTGCTGGCATGATCTGGTATTTGATTGATGAATACCGAATTGAAAGACACTACGACAAAGGCTATTGGGCTGGTCGCAATGAAGGTTGGAAGGCAGCCTTAGATCATCAAGCCAAAATCACTAAATTAAAATCAAGGGCAGTATTTGATTATGACAAAGACTGAAAAGTTATTTGATGATGCCGTCGCACTCATTCATTCAAGAGGATCGCAATATGGTCATCCAATGCCACAACATTCGCGTATTGCAGAACTCTGGAGCGCTTATCTTGGTTTTCCAATCACTCCAAATCAAGTTGCAATGGCAATGTGCTTGGTCAAAATCAGCAGATCAGTTGAAAGTCCAGAAGTTGACGATCACTACAAAGACGCACTTGCGTATATTGCAATTTCAAAAACCTGCCATGAAGCCATGCAGGATTCAAAACTAGATTGGCAGGTATAACATGGCTTTTAATTTAGATGATTACACAACGGTCCAGGAACGCATTGCCGAGTTCTGGGGGAAGTATGAAAATGGAGCAATACGAACAAAGGTTATCGAGGCCTCAAACACTCGATTCATTGTTGTTGCTGAATTATTTAAAAACGCAACCGACGAAAAGCCGTTTTCAACGGGCCATGCTCAAGAGGTTATTAGTGATCTACTGTATCAGCCTCTTGCCCACAATACTGGCATATAAACCCATCCCTTCGAAGTATCCTCTCCCTTGTCTTACGCCAGGTCCTAGTTCCAACTCCAGACTTGGCCATCAATACCATCCCTTCTTCTTGTGATGAGCAAGGGCCTTACATGCACAACCTTGATATCTTGCATTTATGTATTTAAGTCCATTATCAATCTGTTTAATAGGATCATGTTCTTTTGATTTAAGTATTTGAAATAGACCATACGCGCTTGACTTAGGATTCTTGGCTTTGTAGTTCCAACGCGATTCTTTAAATACAATCTCATCAAGACAATAGAATTGTTCAAAATTGTAATTAAGTTTCCAAAATGTAATTTGTTTTAAAGTATTAACCTTAATGGTTTGAGATTGTGCTATTTCAAGGCTACTCATTTGTATTACAAATAGAGCCATCCCAACTAGCGTGCACCTTCCGAGCCATCCCCTTCGGGGCTCGGCTTTTCGCCTTGAGGGCGAATGCGATCTAGAGCGTAGCATACGGTGTCAAATCAATTAACAAAACCGCAGGTCAGACGGCATGTCACGATTCTTAAGTCATCACCATCTAACCATTGAGTAACATAACCAGCACTTACATTAACATCAAGCATGTATGACAATCCTTTCCATCAAACTGCCAGGAACCGCATTGTGTGCAGCGCTTAACCTTAGCATCATCTGTTATTTGTTCAGCAAGGTTCTTTGTGCCTATGGCCCCACAATCAGGGCATTGGTATACGCCAAACCCTTCTGGAACCTCAATATCAAGCCAGATAAACTCAGTCTTGCGAGCGCATCCGTTACATTTAAACTTCAAAATGGAAGTCATCTAATGGGATTCTCCAACCTGCAATCGATTCATCAAAATAGTCATCAGTCTGGTAAACACCTGGGCAGGCATAGCCAAATACAAAAACTTGAGAAAATTTCTCCATGTCTATACATTTAGTTGCCACAATTATCTTTTCCAGATCCTTCTCCCAGAACGGAATGGCGTTATTAGTCCTAACTGATCTCACCTCGGTATTTGTGCCAATATCTGGCAAGTCCTTGCGAACCCAATGTTCAGTGTTGGGATAGTAGGGAACATTCCAGGATAATTGAAAGAGTTTAGCAGCAGCCCATTCGCACACATTGGCCCTTATGTTGGCTAGTAACTCATGTTCAAGTTTGCCCTGGGCCTTGCCTTCGGCATAATTAGGGCGATCTACTGAATCCCATTTTGCCAGGTATCTCTCAGTTGCGAGTTGTATGCAGATACGAACTTCATCTTTAGATAAATCAACAATCATGATTTACCTGCCCATCCATCACCTTTAAAGTGAATTGGAACTGCTGACCAGAGGCGCACAAGTTTCCCCATGCATCCAGCACACTTGGGCACCTGCTGATCAACGGCTAGAACAAGTTCCACTTGCGTCATGCAGAACTCGCATTTGAAATCATATCTGGGCATCATCAATTTGGCAACAAGTTACGCAACGGCCGTCAGATAAGATTCGGTCATCACCGCAGAATTCGCATTTAACAACTGATGCAACCAAATGCGGTCCTTTATCATCAAATACGACCTGCATTCCTTTACCGTTTATAATTGCAATGTATCCCACTATTCAC